GATCATACAGGTGTTAAATCTCTAAAAGATGTAAATAAATTTCTAATAAAAAATATTGATCCTAATAAAGAAGATGTCCTTATACCAGCAGATACTTGGTTATTTGTAATTGATGCTTTTATAAATACTGGAGGTAGTAAAACTCTCATCGTTAAAACAAAATTTGAAGATGATGAATTATATACATTACCACATAGTCAAATTTATTATGGAGGAGAATATATTAATGTTAAATTACATAGTTATGTTGTAATTATGCATGAATTATTAAAATCTGATAAAACAGGTATCGAATTAAAATATGGTGATGTTTATAAAGTAAATTCATTTACTAGAGAATTTATTGATGTTGTTATTAATGGTAAAACAATAAAATTAACGTATTCGCATATTAGACCTGCTTCTTTTGCTGAGGAAATATATACAAATGTAATTACTAAAAATGTAAAACCTAAAGATAATACATTACGATTAGATTTTCACAATAATAATACTCCTAATAAAAATAGTAATTTACTAATTGATCCTAAACATTGGGATAATTGTACTAATTGTTCTGGCACTGGTATGGGATTTTATGGTGGTGAATGTTTAGAATGTGAAGGTACAGGAGTAGTGCCAAAAATAGAGAAACCAAATATGGTAATTAATACAAAAACTGTTGATGATTTTGATATTACTAAAGAAAAATATAAATCTTATTTTTATAGATTTTTACGTAAAGAATTAAAATACAATAAAGATATAGCAGCTTTTATTGAAACATCTTTTCAAGAAGATGAAAAAATTGAACCTGTAATTGATTTGATAGAAAGTTTCTATTTAGATGTAATTGATGATCATTCTTTGAATGATAAACAAATAGATTTAATTATTGATAAACTTACTAATTTTGTTGTAGATATTTGTGAAAATAATAATTTATTAACCATTTTAGATAAAGATTAATATGAATTTAGAAAATCTAGAACCAAGTGTTGATAAGATTAAATTAATTGATAGTTATACACTTAAAAATATTGGAAATGAGGAAGATGCTGTTACAGTAAATAATGAAGTTGTAGACATAAATTTATTAGTATTTGATCTTTTGGATAATAGAATTTATCATAAAGAAGAACCAGGTTTAAGAAAGATTATTTATGGTTTTTCATATAAAACTAATAGTGATTATTTTATAGAAAAGAAATTTAAATCGATAAGTACTGGTAAAACTATAGTTGCAAAAATACCAGCAATTTTAAGAGAAAAAAATTTACATCGTGATATAAAATTATATATTGATATAATTACAGCGAAAACATTTTTCTATGCTGAAGATATATTTTTTATAAAAGGTGATAAAAATATAAACAATTTTGTAAAAATACCTACTGTTCAAGTTTATCCTTATAATTTAACAAATTTGAATTGTGTTAATTCTGAAGAAGAACTAAAACAAAATAATTATGAATTTGGTGAAATTTCAGGTGTTTGGTATTTAAGTAACCATATTAAGAAACATGATGTTCCTTTAGAATTTAAAACAGCAACAGGATTACGTGAATTTAATTGGTATAAACGTTTATTAACAAAGCAAGATAAAATTAAATATGGTAAAGATTCTTTAACATATTTAATTACCAATAATATGCAATATACTTTTGGTGTAGAATTGGAATGCGCAACTGGAGCTTTACCTAAACATTTAGAATCAAAATATTCTATTATGTGTGAAAAAGATGGTTCAGTATTTAGTGATAGTAACAATAAAACTTCAGATACTAAATATGGTCCAGAATATATCACAGATGTGTTAAAAGGTGATTCAGGTATGTATATGCTTAAAGAGTTAATGATAGATCTTCAAAAGAGATGTACTATTAATAATACAGCAGGAGTACATGTGCACATTGGTAATATGTCTATTAATAAATACTTTACAGTAGCTTTATATATCATTTGTTATAAAATTCAAAATGAAATATTTAATATGCTACCTATAAGTAGAAGAAATAATGAATATTGTAGATTACTTCCTAATTTAAATTTTAATTTAAATAATATTGAAGATGAACTAGACTTTGATATTAGAATAAGTAATTATTATCAAGCATTATTTCACAAAATTGGTGGAACCTTTCCATGTAAAGGATTAAATAGCCGTCATCAACATCCAAGAGGTTCTAAAGCTGGTTACGATCACAAACATTTAAGATATTGTTGGGCTAATTTCTTACCTTTAATATTTAATACTAGAAATAATATTAATGCTAAAACGATAGAATTTAGACCGCATTCTGCTTCATTAAATTATGAAAAAATTAAAAATTGGGTTTTAATCTGTATGAGTATTATTAAATACGCTGAAGATAATTCACATAATTATGAAGTATTGAATAATCCTATATCTTTAAATGATGTAATATTTAATGCGTTTAAAAAAGATCAATATGAACGATTGATGTTATATATAGATAAACGTAAAGATAAATTTAACGTTTTGAAAGAAGATGAATCTACTGAATATATTGTTCAAGTAGAAAAATCGTGTAGTAAAAAAGAATTAATAAATAATTAAAATGTGCTTAATAGTATATAAACCAAAAGGTGTACCCTATAACTTAGCAGCTAAACAAGGAATTATAGCTGCTTATAACCAGAATTCAACTGGTTGGGGGTGGATGCATCAAAAAGAAAATTCAAAATATATAGATTTTAAAAAATATAGTAATAAAGGAGTTTATAATGCAATAACTGATATACTAGAAGACATTGAAGAACAAAAAATTGGAATTAATGATTATTTTGCATTTCATGGTAGAACTGGTACAAGTGGTTGTAGAATGTCATATAATTCCCATCCATATCTTATTGATTTTGAATTACACAAATTAACAGATAAGGAAAGATATATGTTTAATCAAGGTCCTACACAACAACCATTGTTAATGCATAATGGTATATTTCACGGATATGAAATATTATCTGAAGAATTTAGTGATAGTTATAATGTAGCTAATACTATATTTAATGTATCTTACGATGAGCTTACAAGTAAAGAATTTATTGAAAATCATGCTCAATATACTCAACATGATAAAGTATTAATATTTTATCCAGAGAAAGAACCTATATTATATGGTGATTTTAAACTAGATATTCATTCTGGTTTAATTTTTTCTCATAATGGATATAAATATGTAAAATATAAAGATGTGGGTGGTATTAATTTAACTGAAAATTTAGATAATGATAGCAATGTTAAAGACGAAAATGATGATGTTGTTATATTTGAAAAATTTAAATTATCAGAAATTAAATTAAATATTATTGATGAGTATAAGAAAAATAATTCTAAACAAATAACTAATCAGGGAGTTTCACACACTCCCTTACGGAGTTGTGTATCGTCATCCTTTTCACATAATACCAGAAGTAAAGAAACATATTCTTCCTTAAATACATTAACTAATTTACCATTAACTATAAATAAGCATAATGTTGAAGAACTAGCTTTTGTAGTAGATGTTAAAAATGGTTTTAAATGGAATGATATTACATATCCTGTAAATTGTGTTATTGCTTTTAAAACAGAGGCTTTTATTAAATTATCACAAGAAGAAGTAAATCTGTTACATTACAATTGTAGAGTTGTGTTAAGAGAAAAACATATGTTAGCTGATGATGAAATAAAAATAAAATATGAAGGATATTTAATTTTACTTGAACATTTTCCTTATTTATCTAAAAATAAAGAAAATTATTTAAATAAAATTATTTCTAAAATGTTTAAAAAGAAAGATTATGAATTTATTAGAATTAAAAATATGGAACAAAAAATGATTGAAGTTCCTAAATGTTCATTATTAGAATTTAAGAAACAAATATTAGATAATAAAGATATAGTTTCTGATTTATTAAGTTTAGGAAGAAAAAGAAGTAAAAATTATGAATTAAGTTATGAATAAAATTAAAAATAATTTAGGAAATATTATTTATAAGTATATAAATAATATCAATGATTCTAATAAAGAAATTTATTGTTTTTTACCTTCAAATACTGGATTAATTTCACATTCTTATAGGCAGTTATTATATTCATTAATTTTATCTAAAGAAGAGGCTTCATTAAATAGTAAAAATTCTTATATTAATATGGAAATTCCAATATTAATAGAATGTTCAAATGATAATTCTAAAAATAAAATTAAAAATTTATCATCTCTGTTAGAGCAATTAAATGATAAAAATAATTCTGATATTATAAATACAGGTAATTATAGAATTTTATTTAATGATGAGATTAAAAATGAAACATCTATAACAGGAATGTTTAGAAATTTATTTTCTGAAGATAGAATTTTATATATTAAATCTCTTAAAGAAGCTACTATTGGATTAGTTGATCAAGAAAAATATTTAAATAATATTAAATCAAATCCTCAAGGATCTTCTATGCTTGAATATGAGATTTATAATAAATATCCAGAATTATTTATGACTCCTAATTCAGGATTATTATTTATACATGTTAAAATTCGTTCTGAGATTTTCAACAAATTATTCGATTTAGATAATATTAAACAATATTTAAAGAAATTTGGAGAAGAATATACAATATTTTTAGAAAGTTTATTTGGTACAAAAGATTTTAATATTAAAGTATATGAATATTATGAGGAATATAAAAAATTAAATGCTATGATAGAAGCCTTTAATAAAAAAGGTGAAGAATATCAAAATACATTTAGTGAATATATTTCTAAACGACCATTTATTGATCATTTATCAATGTTAAATTATGAAATTATGAGCAAATCATTCGAGCATGAAATGATTGTTGAAAATAACATTGTTGATGAAAATGGAGAAAAAAAAGTAAAAGAAAATATAAATGATCAAGAAGGACCTGAAGAAGCTTATTCTTCTCCTATATCTGATGAATCATTAACTTTCTTGGATTTAACTACTTCAAGTGGAAAAAATAATATGCAATATGTAACTATAGCAGAGTCATTTGCAAAAAACAGAGAAGAACAAAAAAGTATAAAAGATGAATTGGTATGGAAAAGTATAAGTAAATATTTTGAACCAGATAAATCTTATGAAGGTAAAAAAAGTAGAAGAAGTACAGGATTAAATCCTAAATATGAAGAAATAAAATCTAAATATTATAGTCCAAATATAAAAATTAATAAATTCTAAATCATGAGCTACTTAATACTTTTAAATAATTTATTAAATAAATTTAGTATTTCTTTAACTGAATTAGATAATATTTTAAATTTATATATGAGTAATGATGTAGAATTAAATGAAAATCAATTAATTATTATTACTGAATATTATAAAATTGAGAATTTATTTAAAAGACAATTATTAAATGAAAAGGATATAAAAAAATTAGATTGGATTGATGAATGGTATAATTTGTTTCCTGCTGGTGTAAAGACTGGCGGGAAACATTATATTAAAAGTAGTAAAAATAGTTGTGAAACTAAATTATTAAAATTTATACGAGAGTATAAGTTTAATAAAGATACAATATTAAAAGCTACACAAAATTACATTAATGATTGTAAAAACAGTAATTATGAGTATATGAGTACTGCTCCGTATTTCATATATAAAGATAATAATAGTATTTTATCAGGTTATTGTGAACAATTATTAGAAAATAATAAAAATATTTCTAAAATACATATTGATGATGAAATAAATATAGAGGAAATATAAGATGAGTGAATTAAAACACAGAATCCAGGAAGGGTTGAACGGTCATTATGAAGGATTGGATAATGGTTTTAATAGAATTAATAAATATATATTTGGTGTACAACGCAAATGTATTACAACAATAGGTGGAGGTAGTGGTAGTGGTAAAACAACTTTAGTTGATTTTATGCTATTTAACGCATTATCTCATGCTGATCGATATGATATACCCGTAGAAGTATTTTACTACAGTTATGAGATCGATAACATTACTAAAAGGTGTAATATATTAAGTAGCTGGATATATAAAAAATATGGAAGAATAATTCCCCCAGAAAAAATAAAAGGACTCGGGTCTAATAGATTAACTGAAGAAGAGTTAAAAATAATTGATGAAGAGATTAAATATGTAGATTATTTATTTTCAAGAATACGATTTAGATATAAATCTAGAACACCAGAACAAATGTTTGAAGAACTAAGTAAATATGCTGAGGACAACGGCACTTACAGTATAGTTAATAAAAACATTGATGGTAAAATAATAGCGTATAAAGATAAATATTTACCTAATAATCCTAAACAATATAGGATAATTATAATTGACCACGTAGCATTGATAGATACCTCATCATCTGAGGATAGTGTAAAATTAGCACTAGATAAATGGAGTCAATATGCAATTAAATTACGTAACACTTATGGTTATACTGTATTTAATATTCAACAATTTAACGATGGTTTAAGCTCTGTAGATAGACAGAAATTTAAAGGTGTGGATTTATCACCGTCACAACAAGATTTTAAAGATTCTCGTAATTTATACCAGGATAGTGATATTGTGTTAGGTTTGATGAATCCATATAAAATGGATATGAAAGAATGTTTAAGGCTATCTGTAGCACCATTTAAAGGTAGACTTTTAATGTTCAAGATTATTAAAAATCGTTTATCTAAAGATAATATAGCAGTTTCGCTATATTTTAAACCAGAAGCAGGTACTTTTGAAGAATTACCTAAATCAGAAGAATTTATTAATAATCCAGAGTTATACAATAAATATAAATAAATGAATAGAGATTTTTACAAAATTTTTTTGGTAGGTAGTAGCGGTGACGGTAAGACTTATTCATTTCGTAACATGAATCCTGATACAACTGGATTCATAAATGTAGAAAATAAGCCATTAGCGTTTAAAAATAATTTTAAGTTTCATACAAGATGTAATACATCTGCTGATGTACTTAATGCTATTGTAGAATACGCTAAAAATGAACAAATTACATGTATTGTAATTGATAGTTTCAGTGCTTATGTAGACCTCGTATTAGGTGAGGCTAGAAAAACTAAAAAAGGATTTGATATATGGAACGCATATAATGAATCTATAGGCATATTTAATACATATGTTAAAAAAGTACCTAAAGAAGTATTTGTAACTGGACATTACGAAATACTTGGTATAGAAGGTGCACAAGAAAAGCGTATTAAATGTAAAGGAAAAGAATGGGAAGGAACGATAGAGAAAGATTATACTATAGTATTATATACTAATAAAATCTTTAATGAAAAAGGAAGACCTGAATATTCTTTTCTTACTGTAGGTGAAGGAATGAGTGCTAAATGTCCGCCTATGATATTCGGAGAGGATGTCATGAAAGTAGATAATGATTCTAATATGGTATTAAATAAAATATTAGAATTCGTAAAATAATTAATTAATTAAATAAATAAATATATATGAGTACATTAAATTTTGCAGGGGTTAAATCAGAAAACGGACCTAAAGTAATTAAACCTGGAATTCACGAAAATACCTTAATCACAGGTGTAGTTGAAGGAACAACTAAGAATGGTAAAAAGACTATTAACATTGGTTTTCAAACGCCAGATGGAGCTACTTTTACAGCAGAATGTTCAATGGAAGGTAATGCACCTCAATACACATTATCTAAATTAAAACATATGATGACTAAACTTGTATCTGAAGATGTTGTAGATACACTTACTACTGTAGAACAAGTAAATAAAACACTTATTAATAAGCGTTTACGTATGAAATTTACAGGTGAAGAGTATTTGAATAAAGAAGGTCAAGTACGTATTAAAACAACTTTAGGATTACCTGAATTTGCAGAGTCTATGAATGTTCCTAAAGTAGATAGTGGTTTGATATTTGATTCAAGTCGTAATTCTGACATTAAACGATTGCAAATTAATTCATCAACTAGTAATCCATCTACTTCTCCAGCTGTTGCACCTGCGGGAAGTGATGATTTACCGTTCTAATAATAAAATTTAATTTGAATGTTAAATTTCAAAAAAATACCAGAAAATTTTAGTAATTTAACAAAAGAATTCATTTTAAGTAAATTATCAGAACAAGAAATAGTAGAATACTATTTAAAAATTAACCTTAATAAAGGGGCTATGATAATAAATAGCCCTTTTAGAGAGGATAAAAATCCAAGCTTTTCTATAAAAGTAACTAATACAGGGATAATCATAAGAGACTTTGCTAAAGACGAAAATTATGATTGTTTCTCAATAGTTCAAAAACTATATACGTGTAATTTTAAAGAAAGTCTTCGTATAATAGCTAATGACTTTGGTTTGTTAACGCAAAGATATAGCAATAATATACAATCGAAAAAAACTGTTGCTGCAAACGCACTCCATCTCGTGGAAAATTTGTCAGTTTATAAATTACCGTCTGAATTAGACATTAAAGTACAACCTTTTACATCTCAAGATATTGATTATTGGAATCAATATGAAATACCGATAGATGTATTAAGTAAATTTGATGTTTATAGTTGTAAACAATTATTAATAGGTGGTAAAGTTCAAAGGTATTACACCCCAGAACAACCGCTATATTGTTATAAGTTTTATAACGAAGATGGTAGTTTATCTAGTTGTAAATTATATTCTCCATATGCAGAGAAGAGATATAAATGGCTATTCTATGGTAGTTCTACGGACATAGAGGGATTTCATCAATTAAATATTTCTCCTAATCCCAGAAATGAAAGTACATTTGTTAATGGAAATCCAGTCCTGGTCATAACGAAATCATTGAAAGATGTAATGGTCCTATATATGTGTGGAATACCAGCTATATCGCTACATGCTGAAGGAAATAAGTTAAGTAAGAAGACATATGAAATTTTAAAATTAAACTACGATAAAATATATAGTTTGTATGATTACGATGAGACAGGTATTAAAGGTTCTACATATTTATATCAAGAATATGATATAGAGCCTTTAATAATACCTGTTAAATCTGGTTGTAAAGATAGTGCTGAACACGTGCAAAAATACAATTTACAAAACACTAAAAAAATGCTAGATAATTTACTTTCTATGAATATTGAAAATAATAAACAATGAGTATTAAAAACAATATTATAGCAAGAATAGAAATACCTAATTATACTGAACATATACAACTTTCTAAATCTAGAAGGGCTGTTTATTATAAAAAGGGAGATAAAATTCCTAAAAAGTATCTCAAGAATCCAATATATACATTTAATAGTTTAAATATTTTAATTAATAGTGAAACTAATGAAAAAGTAATAAAGAATTCGAGAACTGTAGGAAAAGAAAGATTAAAAAAAATATCTGGACAAGAGTTGTGGTCAGGAATGTATCCTGTTATTAGGAGTAACATTGCTCGACATTTGAAAGAGTATTTTCGTGAACATTTTAAAAAGAATAATTTACAACCTTTAACTGAAGATCAATATCCTATAGGTGTGAAAATTGATTTTCATAAATCTATTGGTGAAGGTAATTGGGATTTAGATAATCATGCTATATTTTATAGAAAAACTATTATGGATAGTTTAAAGGGTATCATTACAGATGATTCAGTAAGATATGTTAGAAGTATTCCTTGTAATTATTACGATTGTTTGGATAAAGATAAAAAATTAGTAATAACGATTTTTAAATTAAATGCAAATAATTAAAATTGACTTAGACAGTCTCTCTCAAGATATGGCTGAAATTGTGTTAAAATCTCGATATAGAGATAGAGAAGAGTTATTATATGAATACGATTCAAATAATAATATTCGATGTTATAAACCACAATTTCAAAAGGAATTATCTCAATTAGAGAGAGAGTTAAGATTATTCATTAAACAAGAACATACTTTAACTACATTATGAAATTAATTTACCCTACCGACTTTATAAATAAAGTTGAAGAAGTTTTCGGTAAAGACTCGGAAGCTTACAAATTAGCTGTTGCTAATGATGAATCATTAGGTTCTTTATTAAATATATTAACAGAAGATTGTTATATTTCTTTAGAAGAAATAGTAGAAATATTCGAAAATAAGAACGATATGTACAAGGATTATACTTTATATTCTAAAGCTAGAGAAAAGCTAGAGAAAAAAGAAGTATATGATATGTGGATGACTATTTTTGACGAATCTTTTTTAGGTCAATTTGACGATAATGTGGAAAGAATAATAGAAACTAATGGATAATACAAAAATAGCATTATTAGATGGAGATATGGTTTGTTTTGTAATTGCTGTAATTAAAAAGCAGACAGAAGAACAAATCGCAGAATATGGAGATCAAACATTAAGAACTTTAGAAGATTGTAAAAAAGAATTAGATAATTATTTATATAAAATAATAAGTAATTCTAATTCTACACATTTTATAGGTTTTTTAACAAGTAAATCTTTTAGATATTCTGTAGATCCTGAATATAAAGCTAATAGAAAGAATAAAGAAATCCCAGAATTTTTAAATGATTTAAAACAATACTGTATAGATAAATACAAATTTGTAAAAATTGAAGGTTATGAAGCGGATGATTTAATGGCTGTTTATCAAACTCATAGTAAAGTACCAACTGTTATTGTTAGTACAGATAAAGATATGAAGCAGATAAAAGGAGAACATTACAATCCTCGTAAAAATGAACATTTAATTGTTACTCATGATGAGGCTGAAAGAAATTTATGGTCTCAAGTATTACTATGTGATCCTGTAGATAATATACGTAAAAGTTTTAAATTTGGACCTAAAGGTATAGAACTCTTATTTAAAGATGTAGTAGATTCTAATGAATATAAACATCTAGCATTTGAGGTATATACTAGTAAATTAGGTTTAGAAAAAGGAATAGATGAGTTTAATAGAAATTTTAAACTAATTTATTTAACAAGACCTTTTCATTTATTTAATGAAGATTTATTACTTAATTATAAATTAATGGATTTTTTTCCTGATATAGAAGAGATTGATAGAAACAGTGAGCGAGAGCAGGGAAATTCAACCCAACACAAATTTACAGAATTATAATTTATTTAAACCTACTAAAAGTACTACTTTTGTCCGACACATGTTAGGATATGAGTTACATCTTTGGTTAGATACTGGTTTTCATAATTGTTATATAGATGTTAAATCTGAAACAATGTATTTAGTTTTCAAGAAGAATATAGAATATTTATCTAATTTCTTAAAATTAAAAGAACATTTAGATTTTAACATACATTATATTTACTTTGAAGAAAGTGACGGCTATTATATTTTTCAACTTAAAATACCTGATGAATTTAGAAATGATTTTTATTTATTTCTAGAAGGTTCTTATAGTAAAATGAGTGAAAATTATAAACAACAAGTTTTAAAATTATATTTACATGTCAACAAGAATTTATATAATGCTTTAAACAGAACATTTTATCCTAAAAAGAGTGATATTGAAGCATTAGAAGAAAGACTTGGAGAGAAATTATATAATTCAGAAATTACAAGCAGTCCTTATTTAAAAGTAGAAACATTTAATCGTAATGAATTTATAACAAATGAAAATTAACGAAACAGTAAAATTTGATCAAGGTAAACCTTGTTTTAGTGATATTCCACAATTATCATTAATGAGTGTAGCACAAGTATTTAACTATGGAGCAAACAAGTATTCTAAATTTAATTATTCTGGTGGAACAGAATGGTTAAGATATTATGATGCTGCTCAAAGACATATGCATAGTTGGATGATTGGAGAAGATATAGACGAATCAACACATAATCATATCGATCATGCTATAGCATCTTTAATGATGTTACGTGAAAATATTCACATGAATATGGGTAAGGATAATAGAAATACCTTATATAAGGATAAATAAATTAATTAACGAAATCATCAATATTAAAAATGGAAATTAAAATAAAAAAATTAAATGAAAATGCTATAATTCCAAGTTATGCTAAACCAGGAGATGCTGGTATGGATATTACAGCTATTAGTGAAAAGGTAGTTGAAGAAAAGGACTACGGTTATATAGAATATGGTACAGGTTTAGCGTTTGAGCTTCCTGAAGGATACTATATGGATATACGACCTAGGAGTTCTATATCAAATACAGGTATGATTTTAGCAAACTCACCTGGTACATTAGATAGTGAATATAGAGGAGAGTTGAAAATTAGATTTAAATGGAGAGCTGGTATGAAAAAATACGAGGTTGGTGAGCGAGTAGCTCAAATAATGATTAAACCCTACCCTATAATTACATTTGTTGAATCAGACTTAGCTGAATCTGTTCGAGGAGCAGAAGGATTCGGTAGTACAGGAAAATAGTATGGAAGAAAGTAAAATAGATAAATCAAATGAAAGTAAGATTGAAGAGAAGAAAGATTTATCAAAAACATTACTTAACGATATGAGAGATTCTTTCATTGAATTATTTAATGATATTGATCAACAAATAATTAAAGATCCACAAAATAAAGAATATGTAATTTCTTTATTAGGTAAAGATTTCTTTTCTAAATCTACTTTTGAAAGTTTTAAAGAATACTTTAAAGCTAAATACAATTTAGAAATAGAATGGGAAATTTAAAAAAATCTGAAGTTAAATTTAAAAGATTATTCTTTGATATTGAGACTTCACCAAACATAGTTTATTCTTGGAATATAGGATATAACCTTAATATAAGTTATGAAAATATTCTAACAGAAAGAGCTGTGATATGTATTTGTTATAAATGGGAACATGAAAATACTGTACACTCATTAGTATGGGATAGAGGAAATGATAAACAATTATTAATTGAGTTTGCTGAAATATTAAATTCTGCAGATGAAGTAGTTGCTCATAATGGAGATCGTTATGATATTAAATGGTTTAGAACTCGCTGTATTAAATACGGTATTTCAGTAACTCCATATATAACAAGTATAGATACTTTAAAAGAAGCTAAAAAATATTTTAGATTTAATAGTAATCGTTTAGATTATATAGGTCAATTTTTAGGAGTAGGTAAAAAAGCTGAAACTGGAGGATTTGATTTATGGAAATCTATAGTTTCACAAAATAATAAAAAATCATTACTTATAATGGTTAATTATTGTAAACAAGATGTATTATTATTAGAAAAAGTATTTAATAAATTTAACAAATATATAAAACATAAGTCACACATACCTATGTATTATAATGTAGACTCTCGTGGTAATTGTCCTAACTGCGGATCTACTAAGTTAAATAAGGCTAAATTAAGAGTATCAGTTGCTGGTAGGTACACACAACAATACTTATGTAAAGGTTGTGGTAAATATCATTCAGTAAGTGTACGAAAAGAAGATGTAAGCTTATAATGATTAAAACTAAAGATTTGAAAATGGATACTACACCTAGGATAATTTGTTCTAGGTGTAAACATCCTATTAAACATGAATATGTAGAATTCAAAAACAAAGGTAAAAGTGCTACTTATCTTTGTGCTGAATGTATATATCAATGTTCAATAATGTAATTAAATAGAATAAAGAAGGGAAGATAAGAATGATTGAGAAAAATTCTATAGAGACTTTAAGCGATATTGTAGTTTATAACAAATACGCAAAATATTTACCTAATGTTAAACGTAGAGAAACTTGGACTGAAATTGTTACAAGATATTTAACAATGATGGAAAAACGTTATCCTCAACTAAAGGAAGATATATGGAATTATGGTAGTGCTATTTTAGATAAGAAAGTATTACCAAGCATGCGAGCTTTACAATTTGCTGGTGCTGCAATTGAAAGAAATAACGCTAGATTATATAATTGTTCATATATGCCTATGGATGATTATAGAGCATTTAGTGAGGCAATGTTCCTATTATTATCTGGTTGTGGTGTAGGATATTCTGTACAATATTCTCACATTGATAAACTTCCAGAAATTAGAAAACCAAATAAAACTCAGAAA